CACATCAAATCTTTTTTTGATAAATATCCATCTAAGGTTGATATGAATGAAAGATCAAAAACATTTTCTGAAAAGCCGCAACCTGAAGAAGTTACCAAAATGGCAGAAATTGACAAAAGGGTAACTGAATTAAAAGCCGGTGGAATGAGTGAATTTGATGCACTTGCTAAAGCTGGAGTTGAAATTAACGGAGGTGCAAAATAATGGCTTTTACACAAGGACTTGGAGAAGAAAGGGATGTAAAAACCCTTAGTGCAAGGGCTGGAGCTGCAATTGGTTTATACCGAATTTTGCAGGCCGGTACAGATGGGGATGAAGTCATTCAGGCAACCGCAGGGACTCAGTTTCCAATTGCAGTTTCCGGTGATGCTTCTGAATTGCCAACAAAGGCAACTTACGAAGAGAATGATTCCGTGGAAGCAAAATATGATGGGATTGTGTATATTGATATGTCCGGTGCAGGCGCAAGGGGTGACAGAGTTATGGCCACAACCGCCGGTAAAGGATTGAAGCACTTACAATCAGATGGAGTTTATATTATAGGACATGCTATGAAAGCCTGGTCAGATGGTGATGTAATTCCTATCATGATTGACAGATACATGATCACAAACTTTGAAAATAGTTAAGAGGTAATATATGTCACACAGCGGAATAACAAAATTTGACAATTATCTAACAAGGTTAGGGCTGGCATTTCCTACCGGGAATTTAATTGGAACAATAGTAGCTCCGGTAGCAAGGGCGGAAAATGCAACTGATAAAGTATTTGTAGACGGTGATGATGCGATAAATCAGATGAATGACCTGGCAGAAGCAACGCCGAGTAATGAAGTCGATTTTGAGATAGGTGATCCTTATACGTTTGCTGCAAAAAGACGGGCTTTAAATACTGTTGTAAAAGATAAAGAGGCCCGGAATGCGGAGGCTATTGTTAGACTGGAGCAAAGAGCCACAACCAAGCTTACAAACAGGTTGAGGATAAAACACGAAAAGCGTGTTGCAGATATAATGACTGACACAGCAAAAGTCACTCAGACAAAAAATGTAACATCTGTAGTTAATAAGCAATGGGATGAAACAAGTCCTGATCTTGAAGCTGATATAATCATAGCTGTTAAGGCTATTCAATCCGCATCCGGGTCAATGGCTAATTCCATTATAATCCCATTTGATGCGGCTCTTTATGCGGCTAATATGGATTTCATAAAAGATACTCTTCAATATCAACATGGCATGGCAGTAGTTACTGCAATGTTTCAAAAACAGGTTATGGATCTTGTTGGATTGCCGCCTTTTATTAAGGGGTTGAAAGTTATAATCTCTTCTGGAAGGATTAACAATGCCAACAAGGGGCAGACAAAATCTGTTGAAAATCCCTGGGGTAAAGATTGTTTGATTGGGTACATACCACCTTCATTACAAGTTGATATTCAGGTTGGTATTGCAACTATGGAATATGAACCTCTAAGAGTATTCAAACAGAAAATGGATGATCCTAAAGGAACTAAGATTATTGTTGATTGGGATTATGATATTTTGGAAGCTGATTTAACAAACTGGTATTTACTCCAGAATGTAATAAGCTAAGAGCAGAAGAATAATATTTTAAGGGGGGGCTTCGGCCCTCCTTAAATTCAAAAAACATTATGGCATTTACAACAATAACTGAAGTTAGAGACTCTACAGATAAGTTGTCGGACAATGCGGATATCCCTAATACTGTTTTAACGGGTCGGATAACTGAGGCCTCTGATATTTTAATAGGTGATTTATCCGGGATTGCATCCGAGGCCGATCTTGTAGCTATGGGTTCAGGCTCAAAGGTTTTAAATCAACTCGCAACATATAAAGCGGTTGAAATATCCATTGTTAAAATACTTGGTGCGTCCAGACAAGCTGATGTTGTTACCGATGTTCAGTATTGGGAAAAACGGTATGAAACCCTACTCCAAAAAGTATTAGATAAAGAAGTTGAACTAACAGACGGAACAACGGTATTAAGTCCTACTTCAATACCGGTTGCTACAAGTAATAGCGACAATGCAAAAATGTATCCGCAAAAAGGCGAATCCGGATTTACTCAGGACGGTGCTAAAACAGATACGGTTGATGACCCGGTAACGTAATGGAAGATATAAAAATCATTATAGCCAACAAAGAAAATTACATAAAATGGCTTAATAAGATACGCAAAGGCTCCGGGAATGCCCGGCCCTTATGGTTGGCAATGACACCAAAGATTCAAGAGTTTATCAATTTTCAATTTAATGAGACAGGTGATACCGGAAAGCGGGGGCGAAAACTTAAACCGAGTTATAAGAAGTGGAAGAAAAAAAAAGGGTTTACAACCGCAATCGGTGTAATGACTGGGAAGCTGAAAAAAGCAGCAGGTATTGAAGCCGACAAGAAATATTCACGTAAGTCGTTAATATGGTTATTGGATAATTCTGTTGCGGTATCTAAAAAAGGTGTTAGATATGCCAAGTACTTTAATTCAAGCCGACCAGTATACAGGAATGTTGCATTAAGAACTACATCATTTTTAAATCAAGATATAAAAAATTTCCCAAACGGTGCGGGGTTTACTTTTAACTGGTTAAAAAATTCTCTTAAACCTTTTGTGTGAGGGTGCTATGAGTACATTATCAATTAAAGATGTTACCGAAGCTTTAAGAGATCAGTTAAAAGCTTATTCTGGTTTGGTGTATGCCAAAGATTCCGGTTATGCCGGGAATGACGCAACTGTATTAGTACAATTAAATAAATTCCCATTCTTCAATATAGTTCCTATCAATCAATTGATTAGTAAAGTTCCAAACATGTCTTTTAGTGAATTGAGAAGAAATACTTTTGAAGTTCAGATTCAATTTGCAACATTTGGCGTTAAGGCAGATACAGCCATAACCGGGACAGCTGCAAAAAAAGGTATAATGGATTTTTCTAAAGATTTATTGGATGGAATATTTTCAGATGAAACCCTGGGTAGTGTTGTTGCTGGATTTACTGAGGAAGATCAAGAAATAAATATTGATTTTTTAACAATTGATGATGCTGAAGGCGAGCGTTATATAGCCGGTGGTGAAATGACTGTCAAATTTTATAAGGACATTGAAGTATGACCGGTACTGTAGAATATTTGGGGGAGTCAAAATATTATCATATAAGATTAAGAGATAGTGTTAAAACTGTTGAGCATGGAGATATAATTAAATTGCCGTTAAATGTATGTAAGCGGTTATGGGATTCATGCCTTTTTGTTCCTGATTTAGTGACTAAAAAAATGATTGCTGATTTTGAAAACCAGAAAGTTGATTCTTATCATGTTGATGGTAGATGGGAAGGTGAGGACGTTTTTTTAATCGGGGCTGGATCCAGTTTAAAAGGATTTGATTTTTCTTTATTAAAAAACAAGAAAACAATAGTTATAAATCATATGATAACTGAATGCCCTGGAGCTTCTGCATTGTTGTTTTTTGACCGGGAATTTGTAAATATTAGAAAAGAAAGGATACAGAATTTCAAAGGGTTAATCTTTTCATCAATGCGGTCAGGGTATAGGTCTAACACAAAAAAAGATTATTATTATTCTACCGATTTACGGAATGTCCCTGATAAATTTAACCTGGGCCTATATGGAAAAAGATCAAGTCTTGCAGCATTAAATCTTGCACTGGTAATGGGTGCGAAGAGGGTTTATTTGCTCGGTTACGACTTAGTACCTGGGATTAACGATAACTACGCTTACAGGCCACTTACAAACAGACTAAAGGCAAATCAGAACAAATACACAAAGCAAATTTACTGTAATATGCGAGTAAAGGAATTTGAAGTTTTTAATAAATATAAACATAAGATATTTAACTGCAATCCAGATAGTGGTATTAAGCTATTTGAATTTAAGAATATTAAGAAGGCCTTAAAATGAGATTTAATATATTACCGAGTTTTGTAAAAAGCAAAAATAAAGTTGATGTCAACTTACAAGACCAAGTTACAAGAGCTATAATAGTTAAATTCAACCAGGTAAGTAATAGTACAACCCTTGCAGCCACAGCGACAAAGGGAGCTTATGCTATAAATGTTACATCAACTACAGGATTTACCGCAGGCAAATATATTATTTTATTTGATCCAATATCGGTAAATTTTTCTT